GTCGGTAATAATTCTTCCGTCAACATTGTCTTTTAGGAACCTGCGGATGCGTTCTTCCACAGTTTCATAGTCATTGAGGTTAAATTGAGGCATTTGTTTCCCTTTCTATTTATTGAATAGTGATGCTATCTCAGCAATAACTACAATCATTAGCAAAACCAGACCCAAAACATTGAGTGCCAGTAAACCTATAAATGCTGCTATTACCAGATTTTCACGCTTCATTTATTTCCCTTTTCTTGATGTAAATAAGGCGCTCCACCGAGTCTTGACCGAAGGCTGAGCCAATGCTCACCGAAAATCAGTCCTCGCTTTTTGCCTTCCATTGCTTGTATAACTCTAGCCTTTAGCTCTGTCATTTTGGCGTTAGCCTTCTCAAATTCTGTGACCGAGTTTAGGTAGTGCATGCCAAGGTCATCGAGGTCAACTTCGCCGTCTTCGATGTTAGGACTCATGGCTCGCACTGTTTCTAGTGTCGAGTTGCTTCCATCCCAATCGGGCATCTTCATCTCTAAGCAGTGTTCGCGGAACCGAATCGCTGCTTGCCAGAGTGTGTCAGCCTCAAACTCATCCCACTCGATGTCGTATTCCTGGTAGCTGGACCCTGCGAGTGCGACTAGCTTTGCTTGTCTGATACCAAAGACTTTCATGTACCAAAGAACTTGTGCGCGGTAAGACTGTGGCACTGCTGTCCAGTAGTCACGACTGAATTTGACTTCGACAATTCCCCAGCTACCGTCTTCGGTCTGATACAAGCCGTCAGGGTTTGACCTAGCCCAAGGGTTTTCTTTGTTTGCCCAAGTTCCTGTTTCGTAAACAGTTAGCTCTGGGTGTTCCTCAGTAAAGATTTCTAGGATAGGTGCTTCTAGCTTTGTACCGAGTCGCATTGACATATTTGGTATCAACTCGTCAGGTATCTGCTTTGTCTTTTTTGCCCACTTGGTAATCGCTGATTCCCATTGTGACAATCCTGCGATTGGGGCAATGTCAGAGCCACCGATAGCGCCTGGCTCATCTCTTAGGTCATGCCACTCTTGACTCCCGTTGGCAAAGTCGCCTAGTAGGACAGCTTCGAGTAACTCATTTGTTTCTGCTGGTAATTTATTTACTGGCAAGGTTTCCCTCTCTTTTCCTTGTCGCAAGGCCACGCTAACTCTCTCGGCGTGGCTTTGCTTTTTCGTGTGTCTTTACTCTAATGTGAACCTATGACATTACGCCAGATTGAACGCAAATATATTGAGTTGCAAGAAGCCATAAGAAACAATGACGGCGTACAGTGTGCCGAGCTTCCAGATGTGTTTTTCCCCGAAGACGAGCATGACCTAGAATCGCGCAAAGCGATGATTGAGGTAGCTAAGCAGGTCTGTAACGATTGCCCAGTCAGGCTTAGATGCTTTGACTATGCCCTATCCGCAGGGATGCATGGCATCTGGGGTGGCACTACCCATGAAGAACGGGTAAAGCTTAGGAGTCTTTAGGGCCTGACTTGTCGGCAATCTTACCGAAGCTCTTGTTTAGCTCATCAGCGTCAATCTTGCCATCAGCAAGGTAAGAGCGAGATAGCTCCTGAGCTACATCAATGATGCCAGCAAAGGCGGCCATAGCCACAGCCTGAAGGACCTCAAGGCCGATTACAGCGCCACCAACAAAGATACCTGTGACCTTCAAGATGATTACAGCTAGTGTTCTGCGAGCAATGTCTAACCACATAGGGTTGCCTTCCGTTCAAGATTGAAGCGTAGGGTTATTACTATTTTACTGCCCAGCAATTACGCTGGTTTGTGTCGTATTTGACACGCTGTACGCCTCGTAGGAGCCTTGTAGGGTCTTTCCTAGGGTAATTCCCTTGTTTGACCCTAAAACCCGCGTACGAGCCTTACAGGGCTGTTTAGCGTAGTTTTAGTACCTGACCGACATTGATTAGGTTAGCATTCTTGATGCCGTTTAGCCTTACAAGGTCAGCAACAGTAGTGCCGTTGCGTGAAGCGATGCGAGTTAGAGTATCGCCCTTGACAACTGTGTAGGTATTAGCTGTTGGGGCTACTGGTGCAGGCTTAGGGGCTACTGGAGCTGGTCCATGTACAGGTGCAGGGGCAACAGCCGAGTCAGCAGCGGTCACATCTTTAGCTGTGCCGTTGATTGCTTCTAGCTTGATAAGAGCGTCAAAGAAAGCAACAGGCTCGATGAAGTTTAGGCCCTTGTCGTTCCAGGAGTAGGTCTTGCCTTTTTGTAGTTCCCAGTGAAGGTGCTTACCAGTTGACATTCCCGTCGAACCCATCTTGCCAAGAGGTGTTCCAGCTTCAATCTTCTGACCTGGCTTTACCTTGACCGAATCATCAAGCATGTGGGCGTAAGTCGTTGTGTAATACTCGCCATTGATTTTGTGCTGCAATCTAACAAAGTTACCGAATCCACCACCAGCAGCAGTTGACTTGCGAGCTTCGACAACAACGCCATCAAAAGGGGCCTCAATCCAGCATGGCTCATTAGGTGACCAGATGTCTGTGCCGTTGTGATGCTTAGGGGCTTTGGTTACTGGGTGGATTCTGTTTCCCATAAGGCTGGTGATTTTCCAGTCTTTACCCTGTACGCCGTCAATCGCTTGCTGTGCTTTTGCCATTTCTTTATCTTCCTATTGTGCTAATTAGTAAACCGATAATTGATACTGCTGAGGCTGTTAGCCCTGTGTAAGCGATGCGCTCTATCCAAGCAAGTCTGGCAAGAGTCAGTTCTACTTCTCTTATGCGCTCAGGTACATCGTCAAGGTGGTCGAGCTTTTGCAAGACCTTTATTAGAATCTCGCCATGCTCAAGTTGCTTCTTGTAGATGTCTGCTTGAGTGACTCGAACCGAAGTTGTTTCCTCAGCCATTTTAGATTGTGGCTATTTCAGCTTCTGGTATGCCGAGAGCTGTGATTTCATCTTGGGTCAGACCGAGTTTTGCTAATTTAGTTCTGGCTGACTGAGCAGCAATAGCTTTTGCTTCTTTGGCCTCAGCCATTGCAATTGCTTCGTCTTGTATTTTTTTCAGTTCAGCAAGTTCCTGAGAGTTAAGGACCTTCTCTTCTAGTTCTCCAGTAAGAGCGTCATAAACAGCACCCTTGATTACATCAGCCATTATTATTTCCTCATTCCGTAAACTTGAATGGTTCCAGTCATAGTTCCAGAGCTAACGCTCCAAAGCAATCCGTCATAACTCGTTGATACTGCGTGTCTGAGGGAAAAGATGTTCATGCTCATTTGCATTGCACCATCACCAAATGTTGAAAAGTTATGTCCACGAGTTGGTTTAGCTTTGAATGGGTCAAAAAGCTTTATTTCTGCTGGAATATTTGGTGTTGCTGCTCCTTGTATCTGAATGCTGGTTGTAGCAAGGGCACCCAAAATACCCGCCCCACCAGACTGGTTTACATCCCACCCTACATAAACATAGTTTCCTGAAGTGTTAGGGACTCCACCAGCGGTCATCTGAAAATTAAGAGTTGCAGATGCACTTCTATCCATACTAAGAAATATTACATAATTGTCATACTCTGAGCTAAAGATGTTATTCATAGCAAAAGTGCTTACAGCAGCAGGCGATACTGAGCTAATTAGTGTTGCACCAAAAGGTGAACGCCAAGCCGAGCCATTCCAAAACTCTAGTCTGTCGGTATCCTCTAGGTGAGTGTACATTCCCTCAACAGGGCTAGGGATAGCAGACCCTCTAGCTGCTGTGCCAGCAAAGCTCATCACAGTCTGGTCCATTAGGAAGCTGTTTACATCGGCTGCTGCTAGAACTTCACCAGCGGTAAATACTTTTCTTGACATTGTTTTCCTTAGTTCTTTCTTAGTTAGTTTAGCACTAGAAGCTTAGGCGGTCTGAATCAAGAATACCCAATACAGGGTCATTCAAAATAAAGAGGCTGAAGTCCAAACGCTCAAGAGATAGGTTTATGCGCTTTTCGTTGTTTTGCCAGTCGTGGCTTATGCCAATGACCCTGACATACTGCTCAATAGCTGGCGGGATGCCTGAAGGCGTGAACCGAACCTGCACAATGTCACCAATTTCAAGGTCTAGGACCTCATTTTGTTGTGCGGTACTCAGCACATCCAAAATAACCGACAGGTTACTAAAGCGATATTGAGGCTCTTTGAACCTAGCCAACAAGAAATCAGCCAAGAACTGAAGGTCCTCTGGTTCGTTATTCAGCAAGCCATTTACTGTGTAAGAACGAGGTCCGTACAAAAGCTGTGATTCAGCATCTTCGGCAGTTGCTTCCTCTGGAAATGAGGGAAAGTCGTTTGTCAAAACAATTCTGTTGAATAGTTCTTCGGTTCCATAAACAACACCAAGCTCGGCAAAGGGGACAGTTGTGTAGCCAGGTATAGCGCCTTCATCGGTAAAAATAAGGTCAATGACACCAGGGGGCGAGTTACGAGCTTTGAAGACAAACTTTCCGTCTTTAGAAACAAAGACTTCTCCAGCTTCGCTTGTCGCAATCAACTGAAGATACGAAACAGCCTGAGTTCCTTCAGAAATGTCTGTGTCAGACATAAAGCTGTTACCTGTGTCAATCTCACGCCTATCAATAGGCCAAGCAACTTCAGGCAGGTCAAGTATGCGTGTGACCCTAGCGCCAGATAGCTCGACATCAGGGCTGACTTCTGGCAAGTTGTTTATTGTCAGGTCACTCAGTCCGTCAGCCGCTTGAAAGCTAACAACCGACCTATTGCCAGGCTCATAAGCAATGTCAAGGTCATCAACAAATCCATAGATAACTGGAAAGCCGTTGCAACTAATTCTAATTTCTTTACCAGGAATCAACTGAGAGTAGTAAGTTCCATCTACATACAGAGGGTCAAACAAGCGGTCAAAGTTATCAAGAACAATGTTTAGCTGACCAGCATCAATGCGGTCTAGGGCTTGGTTTTTACCCCTAGAGGTAGAAGCCGAGATAAGTCTGTCGGTAATGTCAAAGAACCTGTCACCACCAAGTGTGAACTGAGTGTTGTCAAGCTTTCCCTTGACAGCATCGTTTAGGACAAATCGAGTCGTGTCTCTTTGGCCTAAGTTAGCACCAAGTTCAACCTTGACTGCTGGCTCTGCCATTACGCACCTTGCCAGACAGCACCAGAGGTGCGCTCGTAGGACTTGATAGCGTCAACGATTGCTCTACCGATTGTCGGACCTGAGCCAACCCCGCCGTTTACCTCAATGTTGTAAGTGTTGACAACCTGTGCATTACCAAAAGCCGAGTTAGTTCCCACACCAGCAATACCAGAAGCGATGCTGCCGAACTCGCCGTAAGCCTGGTTTAGCTCACTAATAGTTCCTCCGCCAGCGCCTGCTAGAGCCTGCGCGAGTCTGCCACCAGCCATAGGACCTGCTGCAATTATCTGCTGAAGAAGGTCGTTGCCTAGACCCTGCTGAGATAGTGAGGTGATGTTTGCCGCAAACGCTTTAGTTCTTTCAATAAGCTTTTTGATGTTTCTTGTAATCGAGTTGACCGAATTACCAAGCTCAGGCAAAGTAAAAGCAGACATAATTGATTCTTTGATGCCACCAAAGATTCCTTTGACCGAATCTGAAAAAGACTCAAAAGCAGCCTTTCTTTTGTCAAGAATCTCTTGTTCTTGCTGTCTTAGCTTTTCTGCTGTATCGGCAGCTTCTTGTGCTGCCTTGGCTGCTTGCTCTGCGACAAGGGCTTGACCAGCAGCAGATTTATTGAAGGCATCAGTTAATGCTGAAATTTGACCTATCGAAATAAGATACAAGGCATCGTTGGCAGCAGTAATTGAGTCAGTAGAGGCGAGAATTGAATCAGCTACGGCAGCAGACAAACCAGCGCCGATTAACTGAAGTCTTTTTTGTCCTTCATTTGCTTCTTCTTGAGCTTTAGATAGCCAAGCTTGGATTCCTGTTGGCCCTTGAGCGACTGCTTTATTAGCTGCTGATGTAGCGGCTGTTGTTGCGGCTGCTGCTGCGCTTGCAATAGCTGGCGCTGCACCTTTGCCAGTTGTCTTTACCGAGCCACCAAGACCAAGTGCTGCTAGCTGACGCTCCATGTTGTCAGGAGAGCCAGTTAGGAAGCTTCTTAGGTAATCATTTTTAGCTTTTAGTGCGCGTTCCCAGCCATCTGCTGACCGAGCAATTCCCTCAATGTGACCACCAAGTTCAAGCTCTCTTACTTTGTCCCACTCAGCAATGTATTGCTTTACATTTAGGGCGGCTTCTTTCGCCCCTTGAGCAGCATTGATGTTGTCAGTTATTCTCTGCGCCCAGTTAGTGTTAAAAATCTTGTCAAAGTCAAGATTTATCCAAGCATCTATGTACTCGGCCATAACCTGGAAACCAATGATGGTGTTTTGAACAATCGTTAGCAGGTCGTGCATTAGGTCAATAAACATGCCTAGGGCTACACCAGCAACCTCAAAGACAGTGCCTATTGTTGCGTCTTGACCAAAAATTGTCTTGAACAAAGATTCAAACTGAATGGACAGTGCTGCAACGCTTTCCCCAAGCTCGCTGTTTGGGTCCATTGCATCTTGAATAAGACCAATAACACCTGACAAAATCTCTGCAAGAAAACCAAAGGCAGATTGCATGCCTGGGGTTATGTCTTCTAAAAGCTCCCTAAAAAGTGTGTTTAGCTCGGCAACTGCTGGTATAACAGCAGCACCAAGACTCGCCTGGAAGTTTTCGAATGTAGCACCAAGCTTCTTCTGTTCAACATAAAGAGTTCCACTTTGCTCGGCAAAAGTGCCTACTGCGTCTGCGGAGCGTTGGTACAAAAGCTCCAACCGAATTGTTTGTTCGGCATTACGCCTGGCCGCACCCTCAAGGTTATTCAAGCCTCTTGCAGCAAGTTCGCTGTTGATTTCGCTCTGCTTCATAGCGACACCGAACTTCTCAATCGGGTCGTACTCACCTCGGAACAAGGCGGTCATACCAAGCAAGGCTTCTTGGACATCGTAGCCATAGAGGGTGGAAAGGTCTTGCGCTAGAGAAATAAGCTTTTGTGTTTCAACGGCAACATCATCCATTGCAAAGCCAGATTGCTTTAGAACCGAACCAATAAATGTCGTTGCCTTAGCTGCCTTAGATTGGCTCAGACCCATTTCGACAGCATCTTTGCTGAATTGTTGCATCTGTGGGCCAAGGCTTCCGAAAACCTTATCAACACCAAATAGGTTTCGTTCTAGGTCACGAGCAGATTCAATAGAGTTTCTTGTAAATTCAATAGTTTTAGCGGTAACACCAAAAGCGGCTAGAGCGCCACCGACCTTGCCAAGAACTGACCCAAAGCCACCCATCTTGCTACCAAAAGCACCGAGTTGGCTAGTAGCCTGCTTGATACCATCGCCCTTGAAGGTGCTGACGATGTTCAAGTTCATATTGCTCATTTAGAAGCCCTATCTATGTTGTTCTTTACTATTCTGACAGTCTTTTGAATCGCTAGCTCTACATCTTTTTGTACTAGCGGGTAAGCCTTGTCAAAACCAGGGTAAACATTTCGTGACTTACCCTTGTTGCTTTTCTTTACGATAGGACCAAGACCCCGAATAAAGTAAGCAACACCTTTCCAGGTTGCGGTGTGCTGACGCATAACCACAGGTCCACCAAACAACCGAATTGGGTAAGGTCTGGTTTTTCCGCCGCCCCTAAAGTTTCTAGCCAAGTCTGTTTGCACAGTAGCAGCAGACCTGACCCGCAACCGAGCAATACCTGTCTGTCCCCTTTTAGGTCTGTTGAAGGCTTCGATTAGAACCGAATCGTAAGGGTATCGTTTACCGCTTCCGATTGCCCCACCAGTGGAGCCGTAGTTGGTTCCCCAACCTGTACGACCACCATGCAACATTCCGTTGGCTGGCTTGCCAGTGCTTCTTCTAACAGCACCTGCAAATGGGCCTTCTCTACCAACACTGCGAATCTCTTGCTTTACAGACTTTTGGACTGTTCCAGCTATTTGCCTGTATTCCCTTTTGAGCTGTGTAGCTAAGCTCTTGTCAACTTTGTTTAGTTCTTTGATGACTTTTTTGTAATCTGTGGCACTGACTTGAATGGTGCTTTGCCCACTTGTATAAAGCTTCAATGTCTTAGACCACCTATTCTTTGTCTATTCTACCGAAGCAAAAAAAGAGAGGACACCCCGAAGGATGTCCTCTCAAGTACGAGGTGCTTGGTGCTGGTTCTTATAGACCAGGTATCTGCCTATGGTCCACAGCATCCTGTCGTCTAGCTCCATTAGCTCTCTGGGACTAATCCCAGTTTCGCAAGCTAATGTTGCAATGTACCAGTGAGCAGATGAGTCACCAAGCCCGACTATTTTTTTTGTTCATCTGCTGGACTGACGGACTCAACAGTGTCCACCCATTCTTCAAATGATGCAGTAGTCGCTTTAGTTCTTGTTTCACTTGCCCAAGCTAGGAAAAGCAAGTGAGTAATCTTGATGTTTGATTCAAGACTTGCAATCGAGATGTCAAACTTTGCTTCCAGCTTTATCATGTCTGATGGGCTGCAAACAACTTGCTTGTACTCGTTTGGCTTATCGGTGAACTGTATTTGTAGGTTTAGTTTCATGCGATTAGCCTAGCAGAACTATGCGGCTGGTGCAGTTCCTCTTACAACTTCGCCAGATACAGGCCAAGTTACAGATAGGGTAGCCAAGTCACCAACAGCGCCTGCGAATGGCTGGTACTGGGTAACAAGAGCCGAGAAGCGGTACTCAGGGTTAGTTGCAGTTACAGTTCCAGAAGTAGGTGCAATCTTGACATCTACTGTCTGACCCATAAGTGGGAATAGTAGAGAGTCAACAGCGCCTGCTCCGAAGTCCTGGTGGAAGTCTAGGGATACAGATGCATCCTTTAGACCACCGATACGAGTGCGGTATGAAGAACCGAAAGCGGTTGTTTCTACCTCGTCTGTGGTGATGTCAAGAGTTACAGAAGCAATAGAGCTGCTTAGAACAGCGGTTCCTACTGTGACTTTGTAGTCTTGTGCGTAAAATTTAGCCAATTTATTTCTCCTAGTTTGCTATGACTGTGACAGTGAAGTCAGCAGCCAGGTATGTTGTATCGCTTATTGTCACAGAACCGACTGAGTTCATAGACACGACTCGGCAGTCGTAGGCATTTCCACCAAGAGTCTTATCTGATTCTACTGCATTTTTGATACTATTTGCCCCAGTAGAAATGTAGCCATCGAGCTTGCGCTGGGCTTCTCTTTCAGCAGACCTGCCAACAATGACAGTAACTGTGAAAGTGTAGGTCGTCATACCCTTTGCGTAAGCCTGGTCGTATGTGACCGAATCTAGGCTAACAACAGCAATAGGCGGGTTAGGTAAGTCAGGGATTTCTGCGGCAGTGCGTAGCCCAGAAATTGTTCCAAGGTTATTGGCTAGAGCAGTCCTGATAGCGGTAATGCTCATTAGCCGAAGTTTCTCATAATCCTGAATGGCATGGCTAGCTGTTCAACATCTGGGTCTAGGTAGCGACCAACGCGGATAGCACCCATATCACCGAATCCTGCTACACCTAGTGGTGAGTCAAGGCGCTTGAAAAGCCTAGAAGCCTGGATGATTGTTGCCTGCTTGATTGCAACAGGAACCGAAGGCCAGCCCCATACGCCTGTAATACGGCAAAGAGCTTGCTGGTCAACAACAGGCCAAGTGTAAGTGTTGACAGCTCTGATTCCTGTGTATGGCATGTAAAGTCCGTCAGAGCGACTGTTTAGTGGCTCAAGCTGAAAGTCGTTAGCTTCCCAAATTGTGTAAGTGTCGCCAACCTCGTCAGTTGAAGCAACCTGAGACACAGAGATAGCATCGTCAATGATTAGGTTGATGGCATCGGTAGCAGCAAAGTTCCTGACTGCTGTTCCTGCGTTGTAAAAGGTTCTAGCTGTGTAGCCGTCAATCATGCGAGAAGCAGATTCGATGGCAACCTCTAGCATCGTGTCGTCAATGCTGTCTGTAATGCGAAGTGAGTTTTTGACTTCTGAGAGTGTGGCGTAGCCGTTTGTAATTGCCATAATGTTCCTATTCTACTGGCTCAAAAGCATACTAAAAAGACTAGTCCCAGCTATTCTCTCGCCTAATCTTTAGTGACCACTCGCCACCATTGAGGTTATTCTCAGCCTTTCTTTCCTCAAAAAGCCTTTGATTGATTGAAAAGGTATAGGCGTTTTTTGGGCCATAGCCAGCAGCAATGGTTGAGCTGTTGTTGTGGTGAATTGTGGCATGGATACGCTTTTTTGGTATTCCATGTGCATCAATAATTCTTTCATAGTCGTTGTCATCAAAGTAAAGTGGATGAAACAGCTCGCTGGCAAGTCCAGCCTTTAGCACCACGCCCTCACCGATAGCAACAAAAGCCCAGTCAGGCACAGCATCCGTAAAGTTCAAAGCCTCAGTATCAACCTCGTTAGCTATCTTTTCCAAAGCACCAGGCTCGCAGTAAGTATCCTCACTGGCAAACACCCAATACTTAGAGTGGGGTGTTGACTTGATAACAAAGTTCATAGCAGCAGTAGGGCCTAAACCGAACGGAACTTGTATTAGCCAAAGATTCTTTACAGCATCAGGCTTTACTGGCTCAAACTCTCTCTTTCCAGAGTTGTCAACAATAACCAGATGCTCAACTGGATAATCAATCGAATCAATCATTCTTTGCGCTAAATCATGTCTAGCGTAAGTAGGAAAAGCAAGTACAGGTATCATTTCAGCAACTTTCTAAGAACAGGTAGCCAATGTTCGGTCCAGACCTTTTCGACATCAAACTTAGCAGCAAAGTCAATAGCTATCTCTGATGTGCCACGCTCAGCTTTGTAAGATTCTTCCAAAGCGTTGACAAGGCTAGATACATTAGGTGTCATCCACCAGGCATCCTGACCAGCATCCCAAGTTAGCTGTCCCTCAGTTAGCCAGGAGTCAGGGCTTACTAGGTCGGGTGTGGCTGCCCAGTTAGAGCCTATTACCCTTGTGCCACAAGCCTGAGCCTCGACTGTTGGAACACCAAAGCCTTCTCCTAAGCTAGGTGCAAGCATTACATCCATACGAGTATAAAGAGCCGCTAGGTCAGTCTGTGACAAACCGAATCGGTAGTCTTGTGGATTTGGAAAAATTACCTGTTCTTTCTTTACGCCCAGCGAGGCAAGAATGTTTAGCAAGTTCCAACCACCTGCCTGACCGAATGAATCAGTGTGTAGGTACAAAACAGCATCAGGCTTGTCCTTGGCAAAGATGCTAAAGGCAAGAATCAGCTCGCCATAAGCCTTTCTGTGAACCAAGCCAGAAGCCTTGTTAGCTGCAACTACACCGACAACAAAGTTATCTTTTGTTAGACCCATGTATTCGTTTATGTCATGACTGCCAATCTTGTAGCTTGGCTTGTAAACTTTCGTGTCAATCGCGTGAGGCACATACTCACAATCAATACCTTTAGCTGTTAGCTGTCTTACCCCATGAGGAGACATTGCGATTGGCGTGACATTTTCTTTGCGTAGAAACTTCTCTACTAGAGGTGGCAAAGTCACATGGTCTAATGGAACCCAAGAAGCAATAGGAAACTCGTCATACTGAGTTGACCTCATAACCCAAACATCGTAAAGGCTGATAAATAAATTTGGTTTGTTATGTTCGCCAATAAACAATTTATGGTCTAGTGGCCCAGAGTCGTTTGAGTATTGGTCTAAACCTCTTGGGTAATGTGGCACTTGTCCATAAGGCGTTTTGATTGAACTTGGTATTCCCTCAAGGCCATAGTTAGACAACATGGCAACATCGAGACCCGAACGCTTTAGTCGGTCAACCAGCATCGTGACCTGTTGGCCATAACCAGTAGGGGCGTTGTAACTGTTAGACCAGACGCTTACAGCTCCAGTCAGTTTCTCTTTATTCGTAGGCATAGAAAGATAATAGCAAAAAAAGACAGGGGCCACAGTCCTACGCTCTGTGACCCCTGCCAGCTTTTTACTGGGGGCTAGATTTAGCTAGCTCCACCCTTGAAGTAGCCAATGTGGCTAGCGTGGGTTAGTCCTCCGTCAAGACGGATTAGACCGCGGTATGTAACAGTGTCAGTGTTGAAAGCGAAGTCGGTTGACTGGTCAACGCGGATTCCACCTGCAACGCGAACCTTGAAGCTTGGTAGGTGTCCGAATAGAACCGACTTGGTTCCAGTTCCTACTGCTGCGACATTTGGGTTCTCGTACACTGGGTAGCCAAGCAAGGTTGCTGGCTGACCTGGAACTGCTGAGTTGGTCCAGATGTAGTTACCTGCACCATCCTTTAGCTTACGAGCTGCTGCGATACCAGTCTTGCTCATCTGGAAACCTAGACCTGGAAGTACGCGAGCGCCATCGGCGATTCCGTAAACAAGGTCAATTAGGTTCTCGTATGAAGCGGCTCCAGCAACACCAGTTCCACCAGTTACTACTGAGCCTGCGGCTGCGGATAGCTTTGTGGTTAGAACGGAGTTAGCCTGAAGACCTAGAGAGGTTCCTAGCTGTTGTGCAATGTAGCTGGTGATGTTGAATCCAGCGTCAGTTACTAGTTCCTGAGCTACCTGTACCAAAGCACCATATTTCTCAGCTCCAAGAGTGATGGATGAGAATGTTGGGTTGGACTCTGAGATAGTTCCTGCTGCTGCAACTGAACCAGAGGTTGAGGTTGCGGTAACAGTTGGGATTACTAGGTTCTCTCCAGAAGTGGTGTTGAAAACTTCAGAAACAGTTAGCATTGGGCCAACTAGCTGAGCGATTTCGAATACCTGGTCAAAGAAGCTCTGACCAACAGTGTTAGCGGATGGTACTAGAGTGCGAGCCTCGCGACCGAACTCAAATCCACGCATTTCGCCAGAAGCGATTGAGCGAAGGATGTCAGCGTCAGAGTTTTCTGCAACTGGTACTGATGGAACAAATGAAGCTGCTGCCTCAGATGCGCGAGCTTCGCGGTCTGCTAGCTTGCGAGCGGTTTCGATAGCTGTGTCGGCCTGGTCAATGTCAGCCTCGATACGAGCAATCTTTTGGTTTTCTTCAGCGGATAGTCCACGCTTCTCAGCCTGTGCAATGTCAAGAACTTCTCTTGCCTGTGCGATTAGGTTGTTGCGGGCATCCATCTGAGTCTTAATGAAATCAGACATGATTCTCCTGTAATTAGTTGATTATGGGGGTCCTGCGGTGCTGACACTCAACAGATACAGCGGTGCTTACACTCAACTGTTATCAACAAGTTTACAAGCAAAAGAAAACCCCAGCTCAGAAAGGGGGCTGAGCTGGGGGTAAAGAAACTCTATCGGGTTTCTTTGATATCCACAACTCTGGCTTCTTTGGCTGGAGTGTGGGAGTTTGTGTTGTCTAGTTCCCAAACAGCTTGTGCTAGGTCATCTGCCATGTCAGCGAATACGCCAACCGAAGGGTTGCCAGCGGCTTTTAGAATAGCTCTCTTGATGTCTTCTTTGCTTGCCATGCTAAATCCTTTTCATTAGAAGGTCAAATTGCTTTTGCTTTAGGTCAAGGATGGACAGGCCATTGTCCTCTACCTCTTGTACTTCTGGCTGTGCCTTGAGTTTGGCAACAACATCAGTAATCAAGTTTGCGTTCTTTTCGTCTAGTTCTTCGCCAGACTCTAGCTTTAGCAGTGCGTCAGCTAGCTCGTCTGCGTTGATGCTTGGAGCTGACCGAACAGTTGCAGTCGTGGCCGAATACGCTGGAAATGACACAATACTGGTCTCGAAAAGTCTTACTGATTCCAAAGTTCTTGTCTGCCCATCTCTTGACCAACTGTCTTTGATTACATTGAAACCAAAGCTCATTGAGTCTATAACCTTAGTACGCAATAGCTCTGCAATGTCACGACCTCGTGTCGTGTTTGGAAGCTTAGCTGTAACTCTTAGTCCAACCGAATCTTCAACAAGTTGCATAGTGCCACCTCTTAGGGAAGCAAGAGGCTCACCTGAGTCGTGGTTCCAAAGAAGCTTGACCTCATTGCGAGATTGTAGCGAACGCTTGAAAGCACCAGGGGCAACATACTCAACAAAACCACCAAGGTCCTCTGATGGACTGTTGAAGACAGATGCGTAACCTGTAAAGGTCATGCCGTCACCCTCAGACCTGACTTCAAAGTCAACGCTGTTGGTTCTTACTTCTGGCTCTTTAGATTCAGGCTGTGGGCCATCAATCTTTAGCTGGATTGCTCTAGCTACATCAAGCCACTTGTTCTTCTTATCCATACTGTTAGTTTCCTCTTGTCTAATCCTAGCAACAACCGAATCAGCGTAGGCTTTAGTCCTTTGTGCTGCTCTCTTGCTTGGTCCAGAACCCCAAAGAAGGTGAGCAACAACACCAGCAGAAGGGTAGTTGTCAGATTGAGGGTCAGCATCTGGTGCATCAAGGTCAACTAGGTGACGAGCAATCCAAGCAGCTATTCTTATCCACTTGTCATCGCTTACGCGACCTTCAGCCATCTCTCTGGCTTCCCTGATTGTCTTAGGAGTAACGCCGTCACCAGCAAGACCTTCTTCGTAGTATTCAAGCCCACGCCGAGCTGCTGCTCTCATGTAAGCAGGAGCTTCTTGATTTATAGCGCGTTCTTCATCGGCTGATTCCCAAGCGTTGCAGTAGTAGCCACCATCAACAAAGTCATCCCAACGCTTACACCAGGCTTTGTCGCCTTCTGCGTTGACGCGAGATTCGTCAAAGAAGAAACAGTTGCCACAAGCCCTGCCTTCTGGAACATCCTCGGCTAGAGCAGGTCTGTAATTGTCAGGTAGGTTGCTTTCTTCTTCAGGCTCGTCAATTTCTTCGACTTCTTCTATTTCAAAGGCAATCATCTTTGGAGTAGGTATCTTTTCCAACTGAAAAACATTTATGACCATCATCTTGTCGGTAGGTGTAAAGATGCCGTCTTCGTAATCAAACAACCGAACCACAGCGAACTGACCTTCGACCATAACAATCTGTGCAGCTACTTTAGGGTCAAGTGGCGACCAAGAAACATAGTCGTCAATAGCTAGCGAACCGATTGCTGCTCTTTCGCCAACAAACTCAGTGTCTTCGGCAATGCTGATAGCAACAGCCTGGTCAATAGCTGAGTCTTTTGTGTCGTGACAAGCAACTAGCTCGCCATCTTCTTTTTCGACAGCCCAGTTAGAACACTCAGGGTTTTTATCTGTGATGTAGTACGGCATTAGGCTAACCTCGCATTTACTGTGATTGTTCCACCAAGAGCGACTGCTGTGCCGTTTACTGTGATGGTTGTCGCTGATAAAGAAACTGTTTGTGTTTGTGCGTTGTAGGCAACTGGTGATGTGGCAGCGATTACGCCTGTTGGTCCTGTTGGCCCAGTTGCACCTGTTGGTCCTTGTGGTCCTGTTGCACCCTGCGGACCAGTTGCACCCTGTGGGCCAGTAGCGCCAGTTGAACCAGTATCGCCCTGCGGACCTTGTGGTCCTGTCGGTCCAGTCGCGCCAGTGGCTCCAGTATCACCCTTATCACCTTTAGGCCCAGTTGCTCCTGTCGGGCCAGCGTCACCCTGTGGACCTGTTGGTCCTGTTGCTCCTGTGTCACCTTTTTCGCCCTGAATACCTTGGCTGCCTGTCGCACCTGTGGCTCCTGTTGCTCCAGTAGGACCTGTATCGCCTTTGTCACCCTTTGGTCCTTCAGGCCCAGTTTGACCTTGTATACCTTGGATGCCTTGGCTACCTTGTGGACCAGTTGCACCAGTCGCACCTTGAATAGCTAACGGAAACCAGTTAGTTGCATCTAGGGCAGGTGCTTCACCTTGTGTCGGGTTGCCTGAAGCAAACCAAGACGAGTTGTTGTAATAAACAGCATCATTGTCAACATAGTCAATGTCACCGCTCCAAGTGCCACGCCAGTTGATACCAGTAGCACCAGTAGCACCGACAGCACCAGTAGCGCCAGTTTCACCTTGAATACCTTGAGGTCCTTGGCTTCCAGTATCTCCCTTGTCTCCTTTGTCGCCCTTAGCTCCTTGAGGACCAGTAGCCCCAGTAGCTCCAGTCGAACCTGTGTCACCCTTGACACCTTGCACACCTTGTAAGCCTCTTGGCAAAGTGAAGTTGACTGTTTGCGATGGAGAAGTGCCAGTAATTGTTACGACAGCAGTGTCATCGCTTGACTTGGTTACAGTTCCAACAGTTAGCGTGTTTGATGGACCAGCTACACCCTGAATACCCTGTGGGCCTGCATTACCAAGGCTCAGGGTAGTAAAAGTTTCGATTACATTGACATCAGTGTTCGTTGCTGTGACAGCAAGCGTTGTTGATGACTCAAGTATCTCCAGGGTGACTTGGGACATTACTTAGTGACCTCAGCTTGGATAGCAAAAGAGCCTTGTAGTAACCGAGTAACCTCGCTACCTGAATTTAGCTCTAAGTCGTAAATGTAGTTGCCTGGTGTTGCAGAACCCATAGTTGAAGCAGATACACCGATTGCGATTGTGCCAGCGGTTCCACCGAGTGTTATACCTGAGCCGTTAGTAAGGCTTAGCACTGCTGTCGAGTTAGGGTTTTCTTTTACCTGCATTGCAGCGGTGTAACCAGTAAGGTTGACGGCTGTGCCACCGATAGCCCAAGTCATGTTCAAGGAGTAAGTTGCACCTTGGTAAGCCTTGATGTTGTAAGTTGCTGGATTTATCATTTTTATACCTGCTTTAACCAATGAATGATGTGACCAGTTTGTGCTGAAATTGCATAAATCTGGTCAAGTGGATACATGTCTAGTTGTATTGTTTGTAGTTTTTCAAGACCAAAGCCTGTGCCAACACTCACATTAGAGCCGCCAAGATAAACCTTTTGGCTGTTATCAGCGTTATGAATCCAAAGCTTAAAGTCACTATTACTGGTGCCGTCAATCAAGGTTGGTGTTTGCCCAACTGTTATGTGGCCTGTTGTGATAGCCATGACTAAGCCTCGTAAACGGCTTCTGGGTCCTCTGGGTTTACCTGAGCAACACCTTGCAACTGAACCGAAGGCAAGCCTGTGTGAGCAATCTCTGGAAGACCAAGAGCGGCAAGTGCTTCGCTTGGTGAGAATCCAGACTGCACAAGCTGAGTCAGCATGTACATCTTCTTTTCGTCAGTAATTACCTGAGTGTCGGCCAAAGCAATGTTAGCTAGTGGCACTCTGTACTGGTCGCCATTGTCAACAGGTGGCAAGTCTTCTAGTCTGCGTACATCGTTGGTCGAGTAGAAACCAGCCTGAGTACCGACTGAGTATGACCGAATCCTAGCTTCTAGGTCTGCGCGCAGTAGGTCGTTGAACTGAAACTTGATAAACGCATCGCCTGGTAGCAAGCGTGAGAAAGCAGCCTCTACTTTTTCGGCTAGCGGTCTTAGCGTCATAGAAATAAACTGCAAGTTGTTCTGTTCAACCGAAGCGTAGCTAGCAGTGCCAGGAACCCCTAGAAGGTGTAGTGGGACATTGAAAGCTCTTGCGATTTCTTCTACTGCAAACTTGCGTGACTCTAAAGCTTGTGAAGATTCTGGGTCAGTCTGAGTAGAAACAAACTTAGCTCCACCAGATAGAACACCAGTCTTGTGTGCGCGTCTTGAGCCGTTGCGGTGACGAGCATCGAAGCCGTCAGCCAGTTGCTTAGCTTGCTCAGATGTTAGGTTGCCAGGAAACTCGATAACCCCAGCAGCAGAAGCTCCAGTACCGAAGAATCTTGATGCGTAGTCGCTAAGTGCAATGTTTAGACCGAGTGACTGTTTTAGTGTTTCTACTCTGCTTAGGCCCTTTAGGTCTCCAGGCAGAATCAAGTCAACAATGTGAATAACCTCGTCACTTGTTAGTGGCTTGTTCTCACCTTGGTAGATGTAAACCTTGCGACCAACCTTAGAACGCTCTACCTCGACCTTTTCTGGGTTTAGGTTTACTAGGTTTACAACCTGACCTTGGTTGTCGCGGAAAACACGAGTGTAAGAGTTGCCATGAACCAACAAGCTTGAGAAGACCTGCTGAAAGAACGCTGCTCTCGTGCTTAGGTCAACATCTGGCTGGTCTAACCACATTGGTCTAGGGTTTAGGGGTCGGCGAATTGGACCGACTCTTAGATAAGCCCCACATGGCAAAGTTGAGATGGTGTCAGAGATAAGACTTACTGCTGAGAAGAAAGCAACAATCTCAAAAGACTTTTTAGTAGTGACATTTACGCCAGCTTCGCTTTGTAAGCCCCAAGGCTCACCTGCACCCCAAACAGTCTGAAAACTGACTGCGCGTTGTTCGAAAAGATTACCGAGCATTACTTACTTCTTTCAATAGCGATACCGAATACCAACATGCCGATACCGAGTAGAACTATGCCCGCTGGTGGAAAGATAAAGGCTGCTCCTAGTGAAATCGTAAACACGCCTAATGCTTGAAGTATTGTCGCTATCATTACCAGCCTAATTGAAAAATTGCGGGGTTAGTTCGTCTTCTAGTTTACTGCTATTTATACACCTGTCTAAAGCAATTACGGCAGCAATCGC